TACAAGATGGTTCCTGTTCGATATCGAATGGAATGTCAGGAAGATGGTTCTGTTCATTACAATATTGTCGAAGATAAGAAAGAAGAAGAATAAGGAAAAATAAGCAATGGCAAGAGATTATCGCAAGGAATATGATAATTATCATTCCAGCGCGAAGCAGAGAAAGAATAGAGGGAAAAGAGTTCAAGCCGCGAGAGACATGAAAAAAGCTGGACGACATAAGAAGGGTATGGATGTTCATCATAAAGACGGTAATCCTAAAAATAATTCTCCAAGTAATTTAACAATGAAAAGTAAAAAGTCTAACCGGAGCGTCAGCCCCGGAAGGCCGAGGAAGAAAAGTGGCAAAAAAAAGTAAGTATGAAACTATATGGACCGATATAATGAGCCGAAGAGTGGAAGCTTTATTTGATCAGGGCGGTTCGATAATAGAAGTTAGCAGGTTAATAGGAATTAGCCGAAGCACTTTTTATGCTTGGTTGAATGGAACTGATACTCTTAAAAAACCTTTTAGGGAAGTGGTGAGTATTGGTAAGGAAGCCGCGGAAGCTTGGTGGATGAGGCAGGGTAGAGAAAATATTGAAAATAGAAGTTTTAACAATAGCCTTTATCAATTCAATATGTTGAATAGATGGAATTGGAATTCAAACAAGAAAGAAGAGAAAAAGGAAATTGAATATAAGGGAACTGTTGAGGTTAAGAAGGCAGTTGATTGGGAAGCGGTTGTTGAAAAACAAAAAGCTCAAGCAATGGAAGACGTTGCGAAAAGCATTCATTAGGGGGTGTAATGGTTTCGACAGAAAGAAAGGTTAATTCACTTTCTGGAAGCGGGTCCGATTCCCGCCACCTCCACCAGAGGATTTGTGATGAAAAATTTAAAGGTAGGTAACTGATTATGCCGGCTCCGGGAGCGGGATCAGGAGGCGCTAGAAGCGGCTCTGGAATGGGGGGAGGAGGTTTTACAGGTGATGAACCTGATTGGGAAGGAGCCGCTGCTGCTGCCGATCAGGATGTTGGAATGGCCGGAGGCGGTCCTTATTATGCAAATGATCCTAATGCTTTTAATGTTAGAGCGGGCCCGGATATTCCAATGGGCTATAATCCAGATGTTATTGCTGCAATAGCTGCCCAATTGGATGCTGCAGCTGAGTCTGGAGGAGGGGCTCCTTATAATCCTGCTGTTGTGAATGAGGATGATTTAGTTGGAAGAGTGAGGGCTATGCGCCAAGCGGAGGAAGAAAGAAGTGCTCGGATGCAAGCGCAAATAGCAGCTATGGAGGCGCAACGAAATTGGACTGGAGGATTTAATCCCGAGTTAGATAGTCATCCCGCAGATTGGGGAAACGTAACTCGGGGAATGAATCCTGTTGGTTCTATGATGCCCATAGTTAATGAAGATGCTACAGGAGCATTACCCACGTCTTATTATGAAAACGAATGGGGAATGCAAGATGCTAGGTTTATGCCTAATTCCGGGGCGGATATGACTTCTGGGGCATATCCAAATGTTGTTGGAGCGGATGCAACTTCCGGGGCATTGCCAAGTGGAACATCTGGATTTGGAACACAGTTTGCAGATGCGAATCCAACTCCTCCTCCGGGAGCTGGGACAATAAGAACAGGGGTTGGACAAGACATAACTGATCCAAATTATGATCGAAGCAGCCAGATGGTGGAAATAGACGCTATTATGGCCCAGCAAGATCGAGCAAGGCAAATGGGAGACATAGACACCATTATGGCCCAGCAAGAAGCTCAAAGACAATCAGAAGCAGCCTCTCAGTTTGATCCGAAATATTTTAATATGAGACCCGGTCACGCATCAAAAGTTCGTATAGGACAAGAAATGCCACGGGGATTTGCAGCTCGTTTAGCTGGAGGGCCTCAGTCAGATGATTATGGAATGAATTACTTTGTTCCCGGGGGCGGTCCAACTCCCAGTCAAGCAGAAGATGCTATTGGACCACCCGGTATAGGTGGTAATAATTTTTATGGGATGGTAACCGATACGACTCCTGATGTTAGCTCTTCAACTGCTGATGAAGCCGAAGAGAGAGCTTGGAGCTTTATGTCGGCTGAGGATCTTGGTAAGAAGTATCTTAAAGACGGTGTAACGGCAAGAGATTTGGTTAATGCAACCAACAAGTCTAAGCTTGATGAGGCTGTAACTGATGCAACCAAGACGCTAAGTAAAAAACTCACGAAGGACGATAAGAAGGCTAATGTAGTCGCAAGGAGAAAGGCGGAGCGGGATTATGTTGATTATAGAGATATTCTAAATGAGAATGTAAAGGATGCTAAAACAGTATTAGCTAAAACTATAAAAGATCATGGTAAAAAATCTGATGAAGCAAAGAAAGCTAAAAAAGATTTAAGAGTTGCTCAAGAAGACCTTATGCTTTGGGAAAATTCTGATCTTTATATAAAATCTTACGGTACTGTAAAGAGACCGGGATGGGGGCACAATTGGCCTGTAATCGGCACCCCGTTGAAAGTAATAACCAGTATTGAAGATTATTTTCATTCTTTGGGCAAAACAGAGAGACGCGATCCTAAAGAAGTTTTACAAGATATGAAGGATAATCCCGGGAAGTATACGACTAAGGGGGAAGTTAGTAATGCCAATCTTATTAAGAATATGTACCCCTTTTTAAAATCGGCTCCTACGGATGTGGCTGCAGCTGCAGCAACAGAACCTGCATATTTAAGATATCTTATGAATTTGAATGTAAATAAGCAACCGATTCCGAAGTTTTATTCTCCTAATTGGAAAAAAGAAGTATCGGATGCATGGATATATGGTTAAAAATGCCAATTAAGCGATGTGCTCTTCCCAAAGGGAAGAAAGGGTGGAAATGGGGTGATAAGGGGAAATGTTATCCAACTAGAAAGCAGGCTGAGAGGCAGGCTAAAGCGGCTTATGCTTCCGGCTATAAAGGTTAGGGGTTCAGTGTGTTGCCTGTTATAGCAAAGAGCGTTGAATATAAAAATAATAATGCTAACGCTGCAAAACAGTTTGCTGAATGGGCGCACACTGCCCCGTTTAATAGAGTTATTGAAGCATATGCTGATTGTCACCGGGATGCTAATATTGATGATTCTTTTATTCGGACTTTGGGCCAGTTGGATCGTTATTATCTTGGGGTTTTTCTTTGTAATCGCCATGATATGGTTCATCCGTGGATTTATGAAAGATGTAGAGAAGTAGAATCGGCTCCAGATAGTCATTTAGATTTATGGGCCCGGTTTCATTATAAGAGTTCTATAATTACGTTTTTGGGAACTATACAGGAAGTTCTGTGTAATCCAGATATCACGATAGGGTTGTTGTCGTTTTCTGCTAGACAGGCTAAACCATTCTTACGCCAGATAATGCAGGAATTCGATTCAAATGAAAAGCTTAAACAACTTTATCCCGATATTCTCTGGGAGAAGCCTAGACTTCAGGCTCCCAAATGGGCTGAGAATGAGGGGATATGTGTTAGGCGATCTGCTAACCCGAAGGAACAAACTATTGAGGCCCACGGACTTGTGGATGGTCAGCCTACTGGACGACATTTTGATCTTATCATTTATGACGACGTAGTGGTTCAGGATTCTGTTACAACACCAGAGCAGATCAGCAAGACCACGACGCAATGGGAACTTTCTTTGAATCTGGGGTCAACTCATAATCCCAGATACCAGTATGCCGGGACGCGATACTCCTACGGCGATACTTATGGAACTATTCTCCAGAGAGCTGCTGTAAAGCCTAGAATCCATCCCGCCACAGTGGATGGCAAAATGGACGGGGAGCCTGTCTTCCTTCAACCAAAACGCTGGGAAGAAATAAAGAAAACAACCTCAACGTATACGGTTGCTTGTCAGCAATTGTTGAATCCAATAGCTGGTTCTGATGTTTCCTTTAAGGATGAGTGGTGGAATGAGTGGGAGATTCGTCCTTACACATTGAATGCTTATATCATGTGTGACCCGGCCCATTCGAGAAAGAGGGAGTCTAATAGAACAGCGATAGCCGTAGTTGGGATAGACGCTAACTACAACAAGTTCCTCCTTGATGGAGTTTGCCATAGGCTCTCTTTATCTGAGAGATGGGAAAATCTAAAAATGCTCAGGACAAAGTGGAAAAGAGCGCCGGGCATAAGGGAAGTCAAGATTGGATATGAAAGATACGGAGCGCAGTCCGATATAGAACATTTCAAAGAGATGATGAGGATTGATGG